TCAATAAGCGAACTAAATGTTCTTCGTTTTTTACGCCATTGTAAGCACTGACATTTAAAAAGTCAATTTTAAAGTAACCACGGGCTTCAGCAGTTTTGTAATCAATGCTGGCACATCCTGTCAATGGATTAACAGGAATGGGTTGGCAATAGACGCCGGTATTGTGCTTCTTTCCATCTCCAAGCGTAGCAGGGACATGTTTGATTACATCAAGGATCTGCTGTCTGTTCTGGAGGTCGACATCAATATCCGGCAATTTTTTTAATTTCGTCATATGAGGGTGCGTAGTTTCCACGGTGTTGTACAGTAATACTGGCCGCGGCATTTGCAAATATTATAGCTTGATCTATATCCTTTGTCACTAGATATTGATAAACCAATGCTGCCAAAAAGGTATCACCGCAGCCACACACATCGACAACTTCGGCAGAGAATCCATCATAAATTGCTGTTAAAAAGGATTTCTTATACATAGCACCTTTGCTACCCAAAGTTACAATCACATTGTTCGCATCACTGGTCCGTTTACCGTATTCAAGTTCATTAATTTTAATGAAGGCATTATTAAATTTTCTTAAATCAGTTTTCTTGGTATCGATAAAAATAGGACCTTTAAAAGTATGACATATATGTTGAATACTTGCTGTTTCCAAAAAACCTTTATTGTAATCGCTTATCACAATAGCATCGTATGTTTCTAAAGGAAACGGTGTGGTATTATTCCAAGGTACGACTTTCTTTTCGTTATCTACTCTTAATAAATGTTGTCCTGATCTTTGATCGATATATCTAGTCTTGGTAATAACTTCGTTGTTGGTTATGAAATCTACTTCACATCCTAATTTGGTCAAATTATTACGGACATTACTAGCCATACCCTGTGTGGTATAATGTTCTTGAATAATCATAATAGGTACTGGTGCTTCAGGGTTTAGCCTATCGCAAGTGCCTATGTAATATTCATCAATACAACTATCACCCAGTAGCAATACGTTGAATGATGTTTGTGGTTGAATAGTCGCCGACTCGATCATAATAAATTACTTCTTTACAATATTGATGTGCTGTAGATTCTGTATCTTTTTTCCAGTCACTGCCTTTGACATAGATATCAGGCTTGTACTCTTTCATAATCTCAATAAGTTCTTCCGTACTGTCAAATAATCTAACGGTATCTACTGCCTTTAGATTACCTAGCAAATACCATCGATCCCACTGACTATTAACTGGCCTAGTTGGGCCTTTAAGTTCTTTTACTCTACGGTCGGAGTCTATAGCAACTAATAAAGTACTACCTAGACTTTTTGCGTAGTTGAGCATTCCAATATGTCCTCTATGGACAATATCAAATGTTCCATTAACCATTACTTTCATGGATAGTATTTCTTTAGTTTGGTCAAATCAGCGCAGGTGTATTTTTGATACTGTGCCTTGATATCATCCGGCATTGGAATATATTCAATCCCAGCACTTGTATTTTTAGCAATAGTTTCTGCGACATGTTGGAATGATTGCGGCATACCTGTACCTACATTCCAAATACCAGATTCTTTTACATTAAAGAATTTCTTGTGTACATCGATAACTGTTTCAACTGGTACAAAATCTCGTCGGAAATCTTCGCTACCCTCAAACAATTTAATAACGCCGGTAGTTTCTGCTTGCTTGGTAAATTTGTGATGTGGGCTTGGTTGATCCTTGTGATCTTCATGTGGACCGTGGACATTGAAATATCTAAAACCTTGAACAGTAATACCGTCAAATTTTTGTGACTTTACATGTCTATCAAACAAATACTTACTCCAAGCATAGGGGCTTTGTGGACTCAGCGGACCGTCCTCGCTAAAGTTTTGACCCATACCGTAGACACTGGCACTGGATGCGTATTGTAAATTTACTTTGTTAATTTGGCAAGCAACCAATAGCATACAACTAAAGTCATGATTTTGTCTCATGATCTTTTCAACATCTCGCTCGTTTGTACTGCTAATAGCGCCAAGATGAATACACCAGTCGAGTCCATCGAATTCTGGAGGTTGTTCTCCCCATTCATAAAAACTTAATTCGTGTTCATCCTTAAGAGAATTGACCATATTTTGGCCAATAAAACCTCTGTAGCCTGTGATTAAAATTTTCATTTTTGACTATCGCCCTTTGCTACTCTATAATTGTCTTCCACTGAGTCAGGTGTACTAACTTCGATAATTGTACCTGCTTCTAAACAAATTACCTGATGTGGAAGTAATGGTGGATTACGCCAAACATCGCCGGTGACTAAATCGTTTTCATAACGACTTGCGTCTTTGGTGTCAATACAAATAACTTTAAATCTACCACTTAACACATACCATGTTTCATCTTTCTCAGCATGGAAGTGCATGCTAAATTTAGCGCCTGTGTTGAACTCTAACAGTTTGCCACAATATTTGTCGTTGGTACACCAAATGTTTTCTCTGCCCCAACCCTTTTCTACGAACCCTGTTAATTGTGTCATAGTATTCCTACCTCCTCACATATTTCTTTTACCAGTACCGTGTCTGCTGGCAGTTCTTTAAATCTTCTTAACCAATAAGGAACATCAAATGCTGGAGCAATAATGTTTAACTGTTCGTCAGTCATTTTTTGAATCATTGTTTTACCATCTGTAGAATTTAAAATAACCCAGCAACTGATGTTACCATTTATGATATCATGTACAGCCTTATTCAAACTAACATACCTAAAGTAATGAGCAAAATTTGCGTTGTGTTCATCACCCCATTCCATCATAGTTTGCAAAGTGCGTTGTACAGCAGCCTCCACTGGCTCAGTTTTTAATACTTCATACAGATATGAATAGTATAACCTATCACTACACCACTTGTCTAATTTAGTGCCACTCTTAATCACGTAATCCACAAACTTATCAGGGTATAGAGCATTAGTATTATTGAGGAAGCTGCCAAACTTAACAAAAGCGTTGTAATAACTTGTGTCGCAGAAGTCTTCATATGTCTTTGTCTTTCCACCTTGTGCTAGGGTCCAAAAACGGTTAAAGGCCATGTATCCGGCCTGTACTCGTTTTTCATTTTTTTGTAAAACTCTACGCTTCTTTTCACACATGTGTGCTACAAGAGTTTTTTCTTGCATAAAGTTTTTGTTACAATGAACACACTTGAATGGTTGTGGTACAAGTGCTATCATTCGTAATCCTTACGTTGTTTCTTATCAAATCCCATCTTATCAAACAACTCTTCTTTATCTTTTTTATCCATCATACCAGCCAATAGTTTGATATCGCTTATCTTCATAGCAGGATAAATTTCACACAATAATTTTTCAATCTTGTTGACTTTTTCTTTCTTACCTGCGGCTAGATAAGGATGATAGCAATTGATGCCAGCACCTGTGGCCGCATACAATTTCCATAACAACGACTTGTGATTCTTACTTAAATCGTTAAAGTTTTTGTTAACATATTCGTTAGTAGTTTCAACGAACCATTCTTGAATATCTCTATCACCTTGTACATTGGCTGTATAACGCATTAGAATAAATGGGCTAAATGCCTTTTGTTCTTCCTCAGTTAGGTTATCATAAAAGTCGTAGTTCTTTTGATCCACTGCATTTAGTTCGCGTTTAATATCAAGTTTTGCTGCCATCGTGTTCTTTCTTATGAGGAGTCAATCCCGCCTGCTCTACAGATTTTTTATACCATTCAGTAAGTGGTTCTGGTTCATTACGGAACCAAGGAACTGGACTACATGTACCAATACCCAAATTACCATTTGAATCTATACGCATAACTTCTTTAGAATTATTATAAAATTTTATATTCATCGTACTGTAATGTCAAATGCTATATTGATACGTTCCCTATCAGAATGATTAGGAAGTACTTCGTGTGGTATCCAACTTGGGAATAAAATCAAATCACCGTCACTGGGTTTAAAATAATAATCACGAATAAACGGTCCACCAACCATGTGTGCGTTAAGAATATTGGCAGGATTAATCATTCGCAAATCACCTGTATCCGTTCCTTGTACATAATATACCGCAGTGAAGTGCGATATATAATGCGTATGTAAAAGATTCCTACTATTGGGTTGATTAATATTTGTCCAGTAGTTAATAGTGAACTGACGTTGTTTACAAAGTCTAGCAAATACGGGATCTTTTGGTAAGTAAAATTCAGTTGCTTCTCTAGCCAACTCAGTGACTGCGTCTAGCAACCAATCTGCTCGATACTTGTGATAACTGCGCCAGCAACCATCGTTAGATAGTTCAGAACTATCAGGTTGATGTCTAATGCTGTCTATTTGTTTCATCAAATTGGCACGTTGCTCGTCAGTGCCAACAATCGACTTATCAAATAAACCAGCTTGGACTAGATCAATCATCTGCTAAGATTATATATAATAACACATTGTTCTAATGCATGTTTTAGGGCTTCATTTGTTTCAGAAGCACGACGAATATCACACCAAAGTTTGTCTTCTCGAATTTTTTCAATCGTGCTTTTTGCCTTATAACTTTGACCTACAAGACTACGTTCAGTACTCCCAACTTCACGGGCGTAGACAGTTTCGCCACCGTCTGGACTTTCATAAACATATTGAGCGTTAGGTTTTAATGATCCCATATTAAAACAAATCAATCTTTTCCCAAGGAAGATCAGGCTTGCCAAAATGTCCATAGTTTGTTGTACTACTATAGATAGGACGGAACAGATTAAAACGTTCAATGATACCGCTAGGAGTCAAATCTACTACTTTAGGAATTAACATAGTCAAGTCTCGTGCTAATGCTTTATCTTCACACTCAATATAAAAACTCATAGGCTGTGCTAGACCAATAGCATAACTGATTTGACAAGTTGCCCAGTTTGCTCGGCCACTTGCTACAATGTTCTTGGCAAGATAACGCATCATATAGGCAGCACTTCTATCAACCTTTGTAGGATCCTTACCACTAAAAGCGCCACCACCATGTGGACTATAACCACCATAAGTATCGACAATAATTTTACGACCTGTAAGTCCTGTGTCACCATCAGGCCCGCCGATAACAAATCGGCCAGTAGGATTAATATAAAATTCAGTGTTGTCGTCTACATATTCTTTGGGTAATACACTTCTGATAACGTACTCAACAGAACTGCGTACATTCGAAATTGGAATGTCATCTCGGTGTTGCGTCGAACATACAACTTTAGCAATACGCCTTGGTGTGTTGTCATCGTTGTATTCAAAAGTCACCTGACTCTTGGCATCAGGTCCTAACCACTCCATACTGGTACGACGCATGTCTGTTAATTTTTCAACAATACGATGACTCCAATAAATTGCGCTAGGCATTAATTGTTCTGTTTCAGTACAAGCATAGCCAAACATAAGTCCTTGATCACCGGCACCAAAATTATCAGTACCTAATGCGATGTCAGCACTTTGACCATGTAACAAATTTGTGATTTTAGCAGTACGCCAATCAAATCCATCTTGCTCATATCCGATATCTTTAATGGTCTTACGTATAGCACTTTCTACTTCTTCATTGTGTAGAATGCCCTTGTATTCCCCGGCAACCACTACTTGGTTAGTTGTCACAAGTGTTTCACAAGCACAGCGTAGTGCTGGATTTTGTTCACGCATTACTAAATCTAAGATAGCATCACTGATAGCATCTGCTACTTTATCTGGGTGGCCTTCACTGACCGATTCTGATGTAAAAAGATAACTCATTTAATTCCTTACCAACATTTTGTAAAATCTACTAATTCGCTTTGACGACTCACTTCTTTAACAAAGTAAGCACATCGTGGTTTTTCACCTGCTTCGAGTGGTGTACAAAGCAATTGCCCTGGACGCATTTTAGGGAAATACCACTTAACATCTTGGTAAACATCAATAATATCAATGTCTAAAAATTCAGGACGAAAACTGCTACGTGGGTTAAAGCAGAATGTCTTAAATCCACGATCATTTAAACTTGTAAGTGGCAGTACTTCCATATCGGGCCCCTCAGGATCTCCAACAATAGTACACCAGTCTAAGGGCATAGTAAGTTCATGTGGTCCAATTTTAAGAACAACCGCAGGTCCGGTAAAACTTTCTAAAAAGATCAAAGGCACAAACAAGTGGTCTGGATTAGAACTATCGCTGTTATCAAGAACAGCAAATCTGATATCCTCCTCAACTTCGTCTGGTAGTTCGTTTAAGAAAAACGTTTTATTTTCAAGAGTTAGAATTTGCATTATTAATATTTTGTTTTTTGAATGGTAAAAGGATATTTCGCTTCCTTGTAATAGCGTTTACGTTCTGTCAAATGTCGCTTGGCATATTTGCTGGCGGCCGTAATGTCCCAGATTTGTACGAAGTCTTTATCTTCCGCTTTCCGAATACCTCGTCCAATTGATTGTATAACGCGGACAAAGCTCTTTCCGGGCTCAATGAGAACCAGATGAAAAATCCGAGGAATATTAATACCCACAGCGGCCACACCGTAAGTTGCCACAATAATCTTATTATTAACCGTTTTAACTTCATCATATTCCTCTTTTCTATCTTTTGTTTTTACTTCGCCACTAATAAAAACACTGTCAGGAATTTTTTCTACCATGGACTTGCCAGACTCGATGCGTCCAACTAGCACAAGTGTGTTACCGGTTTCTGCTATGTTTTTAATTAGGTCACACATATAATCCATACGGGCATTGTCTGTGACCAAATACTTTAATTCTTCTGCGTAGGACTTAAACTCTTTCCACTCAGCAGTCTGGACAATATTTACGTGACAATTACTTAGTACACCTGCTTCTTGAAGTTCGTGAGCATATACATGATTTGTTACTTCACCTAAACTGGCTTTGATACTTTGAAATTCGTGGTCGGCCTTGGGAATAGTACCAGTTAGTCCCCAACGTATTGGAGCATAGGCCAAATTGCGTGTTAATAGATTTTTTAATACTTCGGCCTTGGCCATGTGTACTTCGTCTACCATAACACAGCAAACATCATCCAATAACATTTCCATTTTGGCACTGGCTGCTTCGTCCCAATTTTTACTATTTCTGTCTAAAATATTAAGACTTTGCCAAGTACAAATTGTATGTGTTTTGTCTAGGTCTTTTTGGTCGCCGTAATAAACACCAACATCAAGACCTACGTTTTCAAAATCTTCCAATGTTTGTTCTACTAAAGATTTGTTAGGAACAATGGTTATTGTTCGACCGTATTTTTCACAAATTTTGCTCAAAGTTGCGGTTGTAATTGTTTTACCAAAACCTGTGGCAATTTCCTGTATGCTTTGTGGATGTTTAAGAAACGTGTTAATAACCTCAACTTGATCTTCACGTAACCTAATAGGTTGACCTTCAAATCGATGTCCTTTTGGCCATGTTTTTTCACCCCAAAAATCCACCGAAATTTCGTCAAAATTTAGGTCGATCGGTCTTCGATGATCTTCCACTTCAATATAGAAATTTTTACTTTCTAAATATTCTAAAACTTGTGGAAGCATACTCAAGTATGTAGTTCCGCCAAGGCCAAAAAAACTGACAGATCCATCCCAACGACCCAATTTATAAGCTGGTCTGAAGCGAGCAGTGGGGTCTTCATATTTGAACTTTTTAACCAAGGCTTTGCGTGTATCAAGATCTAAATTTTCAATCTTGATATTCACTTCATCCTTGATAATAATTTTACAGCTCGACAAAATTAAATCCTTGTGATTTTATTGTAACATCAAAATACACCAAATTTTGGTGTTTTTTTGAGTATTCTTTAAGAGTATAGTGTGCGTTACTAAAACCCATATTAACAATACTATTAAATCTAATTCCCGATTTCAATATAGTTTTTGGCAGTTTGCCGCTGATAAACACCGCTTTTGTTTCATCACAAATTGGCCCATTTAGACCCTGATTTTTGACAAAATTGTTAAAATTTCGGCCGGTTTCTGACGATAATCTGAATAAAACACTCATGTTTTTATCCTCCAGTCCAAACCCCTTTAATATGGTATATACCTGTGTTAATTTTGTCATTTCATTTCCACCAGGGATAATGAATAATGTTGGGCCTGAATACGTCATGATGGTTTTCAAGCAAGAAATACCCTCAAAATCACTGGAAATTTCAAGTGTCGCTGGTCCATTGCTTTGAAGTAGTTTTCTAGTATATGCGTCTAACGCATTGCTTTTGACATAATCATCAATATGCTCATCCCAAAGAGATACTCCATAATTTCTTGCTAAAAATAATGCCTCCAAAATATCGGTGGTATTAATTTTAGGCATAAATTCTGGAGAATTTAGGATTTTTAGCTCGCCATTATTAATAGACAGCATGGGGGCATATTTTTCCATATTGTCCATGATCGATGATATCTGATCTACAAGATTTTGATATTCATCACTATAATCAAAACCATCATTATCAAATCGATCAATTAAAAATCTGATATTTTTTTCGGTCAAGGCAAAAATCCATGATGTTGAGTCTTTATCCCATACAAAATTATCCAATGTACCCTTATTTTTACGGAACTCACTTAACGTAGCATCATTATAAGGAAATCTTACTTCAATGCTTCGTCCGTGTTCAGTATGGTCAATAATTTTGATGGTTTTAGTAAGCACAGATTTTCTAATTTTTAGTCTAAATTGAGGATTTTCCAAAAATGGCTGAATATCTGAATTTAACTTACTGTTGATTAATGTTGCATATCGACCGAGTAGTCTTAGGGCTAGGTTACATTGTTTTTCAGTAAAGCCAGTGCCATCAAACATTTGTAAACATAAGCTATCAACCACACCGACGTCATATTGATTTACTTTGTAAACAATTGAACCAAGATCAATAATAAGGTCTTCAATATACATAGTATTATTATACACTCAAAGTGAAATATCTTCAAGTCCTGCTGTGCGTAATTTGATAATATTACTCAATTGCCACTGTTTAATATCTAAACCCTTAATAATACCCAACCATTGGTTACGTAACATGGCAAATTCGTTGATAACTTTTTCCATGTCAATTACATCAGCTTCGCCATCAACATATTTTTCTACATCTTTTGAACTCAGTGCTCTTTGATAGTTTTCCAAATATTTTCTAAACAATTTTGATCTAATTCGTCGTAGTTCAATATTTAGGTATTCAAGAATAGCTTCAATTTCCTGAAGTTGGTTAAATCTTTGTTCTACAATGCCAGGCAAGGCAGCTGAAGCCTTTTCCACGCTGCCGTGAATCTTGACTTCTAGGCGTGCCTGCTCTGATTCTTTGTAAAAGTGATCTAAACAATCTGGAAGGTGTGCTATGTCTTTACTGACTTTAGCATACCACGACATGTTTAATATTCCTCGTCTTCGTATCCGTAATCAGTATCTTCGTCGTCGTAGTCATCTTCTTGTTCGTCGCCTGCGACTAACTCGATAGCTTCGTCAAGATGAGTATCATAACCAACGAGACTCTTTAGGACGCTGATTTCAACATCTTTACCTAGCAAATAATCAACAAAATGATTAGCGGCGGTTTCTTTGTTTTTATCAGCGATGTACTCTTTGAATACATCCCAAATTTCAATGATTTGATCTTCTTCCATTATTCTTCTCCAGTATCAGTTACTTCAACGCTTGGTGTCATTGCGGCTTCATCCCATTCTTGCATAATGGTCATCAACTTATCTTCAGTCCAACCTTTACGGAAAAACGCATGAATCTCGCCAGTTGCCTTGCTTGTATATTGTAACTTATTTCCAGACTTTGTCAATACACCTTTTGCTTCAAATAGATCAACTAATCCACTTGTTGGTGCCATACCTGTTGAATATGGAATCTTAACTTGAACACTTTCAAAGGGCTTGGCGTAACGTGTTTTCATTACCTTACAAGCACTACGAATGCCCAATACTTCACTGACCTTGTTACCGTCCTCGTCTTCTTTCAATTTCAACTTCTTCATGGCAACCACGATAGAAGATGCATAAATGAAGCCTTGTCCTCCAGAGATTTTATCGTCTGGATCGAACATATCCTGCGAAGCGTATGTGTGATTTGTACAAACCATT